GTAAAAGGTCGTAGAATTATCTGGTTTAAATAACCAATTTCTGCATTAGCGTTTAAATCTAATGCTTTATTGTTAAATAGACTATTTCTAAATTGTATTATCATGGTAACAAATTTATTAAATTTTCTGTGAAATCTTCTACGTTATTGTAAATAATTCCATTGATTGAAAAATATTTATATTCTTTTGGTGTTATTAATGGTAAATTATCAGCATCGTACAAGTTTACAAAATCATTAACCAAATTAAAACTAACTACATTTAGTTCAGTTATTTCAGTTATTAAATTATCCGCTTTCTCTTCTAAATTCAATAATAATTCTTGACTACGCCATGTGTAACGAGCGTTTTTAATAAAACCACGAATTACACTGTTATTATTCCTTACTGCTCTAACATATCCTTTTAAATCCCTCGTTTCTGTAAACAATTCCGTAGCCTTATCAAAATCGCAAAAAACCTTAATTTCGTAAACTCTACCATTCAAAATCCTATCTTCTGTTATTTCAATTGGTGCGAAATCAACAACATTGGCACTTTCTCCAGTTAATCGAGTTACTAACTCGTTATTGATTTTAATTTCTGTAACATTTGCTTCTTTGCCTATTAAATATTGACCTGCTGTGTTAATAATTTTACGCCACTTGTTTAATATTCTTTTTAACGAATATTTTAAGTTTGAGTAGTTATCCGGATTCGCTACGCCTTCAATTTTTGTAAAGCCTTCTTTTGTTCTATTTGTGTATAAAACACCTTGCAAAATATAATCAAATGTTATAGGCTTTTCCCCATTGCTGTTTGAAGTTGGTAGGTTATTCAAATATTGTAAGCGTATAGTGAAATCCTCCAATGCTAATATTTGGAAATTTGTACCACTTGGCAATCCACTAAATGATACGCTAATCGTTTGCCCTACTTGCATCCCTAAATTAGTCCATACAAAAGTACCATTAGAAACAATTTCTAATTGATTTGGAGTATTTAAAATACGATAACGCAAGAACTGTGTGAACTTATTTCTAGTGTTTGGAGCTAATGGCACGCAATCAATAATAAATAGCTTTTCGTCATTTTCTAAAGTTCGCGTTTTACCATCAATAGTGTTTCCTTTTCTTCTTTGCTCTTCAATTAATTGCGCGCTTCTAATATGATCAAACTCTATACTTAAATCCGCATCAGCTTTTTTACTTGGCATTTTTAATTGCAATGAAGTATGTACATCGTCGTTTGTGTCAACTTCGTTACCAGTTCTATCTGAACTTGAATTTTTGAATTTAAGGTTAAATAAATTTATTGAATAATCGCTGTTTGCTGTATAATTTACATCATTTGAAGGCATTTCTGTAAATACAGCTATTTCTTCATCTTTATAGTAATTGTCTATAAAATCAATCGTTATTCCGTTATTATCTATTTGATAATCGGCAAATGCTTCATCACAAACAGAGTTATAAAGGTTTTTAAATTCATTATTAAAATCTTGGTTGGCCAAGTTTCCTAACATACGGCCATTAAAGCAAAAGTTATTCCAATATTCAGAAGTATTATTAAAAACTCCTAAATCGTTCAAAGTTGTATCGTATGAATGCGCTTGATGTCTTAATAAATCGTATAATCTAATTCCTTTTACAATTGTTGAAATGGCTGTTGAAGTAAGGGATATTTCTACAGATTCAACAGAATAAGACAAAAACTTTTGGTCAAAACTTACAAGTCCACTTGTTGCAAAAAAACAATCCATTGAAACAATAAGACTTTCTCCATCCGACATATCTGGTATAGGAATTACAAAATCTTGATTAACTATAGATACACTTCCTACTGAATTAATTGGCTGTATTGTGGTGCCTACATTTTCAACCCAATCCCCGTCTGAATCAAATATAGCTCGTGAAATGTTTAAAGTAAAAGTTCCGAAATTGGCAAAACCTTGAACATTTAATTTATTTATTTTTAATGTAATACCAGATAAATCAGTTGTTGCTGTTATTAATCTGTTTGCATATCTGAAATCATTGTTTTCAGAAAATGAAACATCTAATCCTTTAAAAAATGGGTCAAAAGGTGCATAACTATTTTCAATTCTATAATCAACTAAAGCGTTAGAAATTGGTATTGATATTTGTGCATTTGTCGCAGTTCCTGTATTTTGAATTAAAGGTAAAGTTTTTTCGCCCCATTTTGATTTTTGCAAAATAGGCTTAGCTTTCAAAAATATATCCGTTGTACTGCAAGGCGTAATTGGTAGCCCTGTTAAACTTTTATTGCTAAAAGCGTCTATCTTAACACTATCATTTTTTTTGATATAAGCGTGTAAAGTGTTTTGACTAATTTTTATGCTTAAATAGTCATCAAATACCTTGTATGTTAATCCGTCTATTTCTCCAGTCGTGAAATCTGTACCATTGTAGTTAATAGTATATTCTACACGAATCTCCCAGCCTTTAGTATTAATTTCGTTCACTAAATAATCAAAGCCATGCGTAACATAATTTAATATAGTGCTATCAGGTAATACCTGTGGCACTTCTATCGGCTCGAATACTTCACGATGAAATTCTAACTCAATATCTTGGTTAGAAATTATCACATCTCGGGAATGTCGCCCTTTTTCGCGTTTAATTTCGTGTGTTGACCCATCGAACTTAAAAGGCTCGCTTATTTCAATTTTACCAATTAATGGTAAATCTAAAAAATCTAAATAGTGCTTATACATTATCTTACGCTTCTGCTTTTCATTGTTAATACTGAATTTACTAATTCTCTTCTTTGTCCGTTAACACGCTCGTAGTATCTTGTTCCACTTTCGTTATTCATAATGGTAACTTCGGATTTGTTTGCAATTACCGACTTTAAGCTTATCAATTCATTTCTTAATGGTTCTAAGTCAACAATTGTTTGCCCTACTTGTGGAGCTGGTGCAATTCCATTAGTTAACATAATATTATCATACTCTTTGTTAAAACTATACAAATCTAAGATTTTTTTAGTTTGTGAAGCGGTGTAAATTTTATCTCCTTTAGATAGCTTTTTCAATCTTGCTCCTTTATCACTTCCTAAATCTTTAATTTTTCCGTTTTTATCTGTGTGTAACTCCGCGCCTCTTTCATCTGTCCAGGCTAATCCTTCAGGTGCATTTTGTGTACCTATTGCGAATTGCGGTATAGGTTGTGATGCTGTCATAGCCAATTGAGCCGCTCCAATAACTCCAATAGTTACAGCTAATGGAATATTTGGAGGTAGCATCGCTAAAGCCGACGTAATACCTTGAGCCGTATTGATAGCGATATTAAACATTGCTAAACGTTTTTGCGCTTCGGCTTGTTGACGTTGTATTCTCTTACGTCTTTCTTCATATTGTCTTTCAACCTCTTCCCTTGCCGTTGTGCTTTCCCCGGCAAATAATATCGATGTATCTCTTTGACGTTCTAAATTATCGTACATTCTTTGATAATTAGCGTCTGACATTTGAGAAATAGTATTAAACGCTTGCTGGAATGCTTCGGAAATTGCTAAACCAACTACCAACGCTTTTTCTTCTACTGTTTCAAATTTCTTTCCTAACAAATCAATAACGTTAAATATCTCGCTAAAACCTGACTGACCAGCGAAAGAATCTACAAAACCTTGAAAATATTTCTTAGAATCAAAGAAAGTTTCGTTTAATTTCTCTTGCTTACCTGTTAAAATATCAATGTCAATTTGCACAGCCTCTAACAATCTTTGATAATGTTCCCATTCAGGGTTAGTAGTCGCTATTGTTTTTTGTTGTTCTTGTATTTTTGATTTTAAATTTTCGTAATATTCTAAAGTACCAAACTTAGGGTCTTGTACTGATTCCTGTTTCTTTTGCTCTCCATATAAAGCCTCATAAGCATCTTTTAATAAACGCAATTGAAATTCTAACGCCCCATAAACTGGATTTAATTTAGATGTAACTTGTAGCTGTTCTTCTAAAGCTTGGATGTTTTTTTCAAAAGAAGCTCTACTATTAGTTTCAGCTTTAAATAAATCTTCCTTAGCTTCTTTGTTTGCTTTTGTGTTTTTAGTATCCTCTACTACTACATCGTTATATTTAGCATACTTATTTAAAATTTCAAATAAAGTTTCTAATTGTTCTCTTACGGCTAATGTTTTCTTTTGATAAACAATAGTAGAAGATTCTTGTACAACGCCTTCTTTTTTTAATGTTTCGTTATGCTTATCAACAGATGAACGCAAACCTTCCATGCTATTCATATCTTGATC